GGCGCGACCCTATTTCAAGTTACGGAGCTTGTAGATGGTGGTGAGGTAGACGGCAGTCAGCTCGTCGATCTTGTTCGCGACGGCGTGGTTGCCCTTGCAGATGTCCTCGTGGTGCTTCTCAACCCACTTGCTGTCGTCCTCAAGGGTCTTGAGGATGTCTTGGTTCTTCGAGCTGTCGGGAACGGGAATGTTCCCGACAAGCTCGAAGGCACCTTGGTAGGCCTCTACGAGCGCGTCGAGCGCGTCGATGACGTCCTCGTAGAAATTGCCGAGGGCCTTGTGCTCGGAGTAGCTATCGGTGCGCCAGTGGTTCCAGTGCGAGAGGTTGCGTGCGTAGAAGACACGGGCGATGAGCTGCTCGAGCATCGTAGGTTACTCCGCTTCTGCGCCTTCCGGCGCGGGTTGGGCCGGAAGCTGCGCCTCGGCCTGCTCCTTGATCTTGACCACAAGGGGCCAAGCGCCGGACGAGGTGGGGAGGTTGCCGAGGGTGTGCAGCACGGCATTGACCTCTTCTACGGTAAGTCTGATCATGAGTTCCATAGGTCTGTCTCCTACAGTCAAAGGTTAGCCCGCACCCGGGCCGGATTACGATAGCAGATCACGCGCCGCCAAGGAACTGGGATAGCGCGCCAGCGAGGGTGGCAATAACGGCAAGGATACCGGCGGCCTTGACCTTCCAGCCCTTCTTGGGCGCGCCCTCGTCTAGGGGGACGATGTTGCGGGCGGCTTGCTCGGCCAGCTTGTCCTTGGCGATGCCGCCGATGAGTTTCTTCAGGTTCATGGTATTCTCCTTAGAGCCAAGTCGCGTACTTCTTGGTCTTCAGCTTGCGGTCGTCGAGGCCATGCGTGCCCCCGTTGATCCGCTTGGTCAGCGCGAGGATCGCGCTGTCTGTGATGCCCTGATCGCAGATCGACCAGAGCTTGTTACGGTCGAAGAACCACAGGGCGCTTTCGATCGCCAGTTCCCCGGCTACGAGGTCCGGGTTGTCCATGATGTCGGGGCGGTTGATGTATTCCGACAGCGCCTTGTAGTTGTCGTGCCCGGTGAGTTGGAGGAAGCCGCGCCCCCTGAACTTCCACCCGTCGCCGCTGCTCTCAGGGCCGTTGCCCATGCGGTTGGCGTAGACGCGGTTGGCGATGGCCTGCGGCTTGCGGGCGTACTGCGCGGCCAGCGCCTCGGTCGGGAAGTACTTGCGGAAGATGTTCCGCAGCCCCTGCGCGCTGTAGTTGAGGTTCTCGCTGGTGGCCCGCCAGTTGCCGCTCTCGTGCGCGCACTGGGCGAAGAAGTGGGCACCACGGTTGCGGTTCAGCTTGTAGTAGGCGCAGGCAGCCTTGAGCGTGCCGGGGCCGAAAGCCCCGTCAGCCGTGACCCCGATCTTCTTCTGGAGGTTTACGAGGCTCACTTGTCCTTTTCCTTGTTCCACAGCTCGAAGAGCGTCTTGATCTTCTCCTCCGCCACGCCGAGGCGCACGTCCATCTTGGCGAGGATAATCGTCAGCGTGATGAACGCCAGAACGACCGGCCACAATTGGCCGATCAGTTCGACGGTGGAGAGGTCGCCAGCCATTTACCGACCTGCGTTTCGCCAGTCGGGGAAGTCGTTTTCATCGACCACGCCGTCGCCGTTCGCGTCGTACCGCAGGTCGTTGCGATACTTCTCCCAAGGCTCCATCTCGTCATCGTCGTCCTCTTCGGGGGTGTCGATGAAGACAGTCGCGTTCGGGTCGTCATAGGTCTTGGGCGCTTCAGGCTCCGGCTCCGGTGCGGGTGCTTCCGGCTGCGCGTCACGGGCATTGGCGTTCAGGCTCAAGCCGCCGAGCAGGCCGACGAACGCACCGATGATCGTCTGGAAGGCGGGGTTGACCATGTCGAGGATAGCCGTGCTGTCGACGACGTCATTCGGCAGGAAGAGGCCGACAACGAGCGCCGCCACGACCACAAGGACCACGGCAGACAGCGTGACAATAGCCACGCGGATCACGAACTCGACGGTGTCGTCGACACCCTCTTGCTTGCTTTCAAAACGATCCCAGAAACTCATCATAGCACATCCGCAGTAAGAATGATGTTCGCGCTGGCAACAATATTGGTGCCGCTGGAATTCGAGGATATCTCAAACGTCGCGTTCGCGGTCCGAGTGCCCGCACCGGATTGGGACACCGACCATGTGCGGTTGGACGTGAGAGCGAGCCAAGTGCCCGTGGTTCCGCTAGAGAACGAGCCCCCGATAAGTGTGGCGCGCACGAAGTACGAAGAAGCGCCTGTGGTGGGCGTGATCCAGTCGTAGCTATCAAGCGTACCGGAGTTATCGCCAGTAGCCGTCAGTGAGCCGTTCGAGTTGATCGCCAGAGTTACTCCAGCGGTGCCCGGATCGACGGTGGTGTCCGTGTACGTGTTGGTGTCGAGGCGAAACGTGGCGGTCGGGCCAGTACCCAGAAGCGCCATCTGGATGCCGCTCATCAGCTTACTCCCGCGCCAGTGATGATGGCTTCGCTCGCGCTGTTGAACCAGATGGTAGCCATGCCGCGAGGGGCCAGCGTGCGGCTACCCGTATTGGTCGTGCCGCCCTGCCGCAGCGTAAGGCCCGATCCCTGCGTGATCGTGACCGCGCTGGCGCTGTCATTGTAGATCGAGACCGCGTCCCCGGCACCGAACGTCGCGCTGGGGACAGTAATCCCAGCCGAGACCGCGATGCACTTGCCGACGTCAGCCGTCGTAGCCGTGCCGCTCGTGGTCGAGCGCGGGATGTTACGGAAGCCGATGGTGACGCCGTCGATGGTGGCGGTGGTGGCAACCGACGTGACCGAGCCGCTGAGCGTAATGTTGCCCGAGCTAGTGACGGTGCCCGAGAGGCTAAGGCCGTTCGCGCTGCCAGTGCCGCTAACCGAGGTGACGGTGCCATTACCTGTGCCAGCACCGATAGCGGTGCGCGCTGCGGCTGCATCAACTGCGGTGAAGACGTCAGAGCCGACAGTGGTGGCACCGAGGTTGGTGCGGGCAGCGGAGGCGGTCGTTGCCCCAGTGCCGCCATTGGCGATGGGAAGGGTGCCGGTGACCTGCGTGGTGAGGCTCACGCCCGAGAGCGTGCCACCAAGAGTGAGGTTGCCCGAGGAGGTAACCGACCCAGTGAGGGTAATGCCGTTGACGGTGCCCGTGCCGCCTACCGAGGTGACCGTGCCTGCATTGCTGGTGTAGCCGTTCGGGTTCGACGCGGGGTACGCCCCGAGGTTGGTGAGCGCCTGCCCGGCAGTCGTGGCATTTGTGCCCCCATTGGCGATCGGCAAGGTGCCCGTGACCGCCGTAGTGAGGCTGACGCCCGAGAGCGTACCGCCGAGGGTCAGAGACCCCGAGGTCGTCACGGTGCCGGTCAGGGTGAGGCCGTTGACGGTGCCCGCGCCGCTGACGCTGGTGACGCTGCCGCCGCCCGTGCCAGCGCCGATGGCCGTGCGGAAGTCCGCCGCGTTGAGGGCGCTGACAGTGTTGTCCGCGTTGAAGCGCGGGAACGTGACCGCGCCGGGGTTGGTGATCGTGAATAGGTTGCCGCCGAGAGTAGTCGCGCCCAGAGCCGTGCGCGCGGCGCCCGCAGTCGTCGCACCGGTGCCGCCGTTGGCGACGGCGAGCGTTCCGCCGAGGGTCAGCGTGCCGCTGCTGGTGACGGGGCCACCGCTAAAGGTCAGGCCGGTCGTACCACCGCTCGCGTTGACGCTCGTGACGCTACCCAGAGCGCCGGAGCTGTCTGCGAGCAGCGTGACGACGCCTGCGGCGTTCTTGAAGTACAACGCCTCGTCGGTTAGGTTGATCGCCAGCTCACCTGCGGCTAGGTTGCCTGCGGTGGGCACCGCCGAGGGCGTGCTAGTGCGATAGAGCTGGATGGGCGTGAAGCCGCTGGCCGCCATTACAAGTTACCTCCGTAGGTCTCTTTCGGGGTAGCACAACCCACGCCCTAATTCCAGCACTAGCAGACCGTCAAGCACCGGCCCACGGGAGGGGCGGCGTGACGACGGGGGGATCGATCTGATCCGCGATCTGCTGCGCGACGTTGGCCTCATAGGAAGCCACCTGCTCTTCGCCCATAGCGGCCTGCACCCAGCCGATGACCTGCGCTTCGGTGAGGTTGGCGTAGGGAGTGAACGGTGCGTCGGGGTCGATGCTGACACCCTGCGAGCCGTAGACGCTGCCGCTGTAGGTGCCATCCGTGCCGGTCAGCGTCCAGTGGACGTTGAAGACCACATCGGTCGCGCCGTCTTCCTCGGGGTAGGCGTCCATCTGCACGACGGCCCAAGTGTTGGTAATGGTCATGACTTAGTTTCCTTCAAGTTGAGCCACGCGGGCCGTGAGTTCCTGAATGGCTTTGACAAGGACCGGGATCAACGACTGGTAGGCCACGTTGAGGTGCTTGGGGCCAGCCTGCACAACGCCATCTACGTAGACCTGATCGGCCAGAGCCTCTTGCAGTTCCTGCGCGATGAAGCCGGGCTGGATCGACTGGTCCTTGGAATAATCTTCCTTGTAGCGGAAGGTTACGGGCTTCAGCGCAGCGACGACATCGAGCGCATCGGCAAGCGGCGCGACCTCTTCCTTGAGATTGCGGTCAGACCCGTTGACGTAAGCCCCCGCGCCCCACACACCCGTGCCGTTACACTGAAGATTGAACGCCCCTTGGTCGGTGGTTCCGGCGATGTAGACCTCACCCCCACTGGTGATGCGCATGCGCTCTAAGCCAGCGCCGAAGCCTTGGTTGTAGAAACGGAAAGTCCCGTCGCCTTCTGCGCCGATATGCCAATTTTCTGAAGCCGTGGCTGAGGTGCCGAACTGATAGAAGGCGTAAGCTGCGCCCCCGGCACCGGTCCCTGTCCCGATAGAACTACGGACAAGACCCTTAACATCCAACCTCGCACCCGGCGAACTCGTTCCGATCCCGACGTTGCCTGCGCTGTCGATGCGCATGCGCTCAGAGCCGTTGACGTTCCACGAGATGACGTTGTTGCCGCTATCGACGAGCATGCGGTTATTGGCATTGCCGCCATAGACCGCGAAAGAATTGACACCCTGCGTGAAGCTCTGGATCGGCGTGCCCGCAGCGTTGTAGACAACGAAGTTGTCGTCGCTCTGGAGCGTGAAGACAGCGGCCCCCGTACCCGCAGCGTTACGGAACTGCATCGAGTGGGTGTTACCCACGCGGATAGCGCCACCGGCCACATCGAGCCGGACACCGGGGCTGCTGGTCCCGATCCCGACGTTGCCGCCAGCTTCGTTCAGCGTGATGTTGTAGGCCACCGCGACGTCAGCGCGCTGGGCTTGGAGCCACACATGGCCATCTGTCGCATTGGTGCCGACACCAAGCCCGTAGCCACTATCGTTGTTCGAGAAGAAAGCGGGGTAGTTCGTGACGTTACCCAGCACAGGAGCATTAACTTGCCCCCCCGCAGCCACATTGAGGCGCGCCACTGGGCTGCTCATCCCAATACCAACGTTACCTGCGCTGGTGATGCGCATGCGCTCGGTGCCCGCAGGTTCAAACGTGATAGCCGCACCAGTTTTGGAGCGCAGACCAAGCACGCTTGATCCATAGATCAAGTGATCGCCATTCGTCCCGCGATCACTGTTCCCAAGTCGAACGGCAACGTAGCCACCGGCATTGGGGTTCTGGATAAATGCGCCGATTTCCCCCGCAAAATTGCGGTTCAATTCAAGAATGGCGTTCGGCGAGTTCGTCCCGATCCCGACGTTGCCCGCGCCGTTGATGCGCATGCGTTCGGTAGGCGTCCCGTTGTCCACGGTGGAGATAATCGCGCCGTGGCCGACGCCTTGGTCAATAT